GGACTTGAAGAGAAGGTGGGTGAACAGATCACAAAGTTTGGCTTCGCAGTTCAGTATGAGGCCTACAAGATCGCGTTCACTCCCCCTCTCAAGTTGCGGACATACACGCCGGACTTCGTCTTGCCCAACGGCATCGTCATCGAGACCAAGGGACGTTTCATGACGGCAGACCGCCAGAAGCACAAGTTCATCCAGAAGGAACACCCCGATCTGGACATTCGATTTGTGTTTTCAAATTCTCGCCAAAAATTAAGCAAGAAGTCGCCGACCACTTATGGAATGTGGTGCGACCAGTACGGTTTCCAATACGCCGACGCCCTGATACCTATTTCGTGGTTCGAGGAGCCGTCGTATAAGCGCCGACTTGCAGCAATACAGGGGGCAATCCCGCCTCCAACAAAAAGCAGGAGCAAATAATGGCACCACCCACCATCAACAAACGGACGATGGAGGATATGGTCTATATCCACCTACACGCCGTCGGCAGTATCTCTTCCCTCGAGGCCGCCACTCTCTACAAGTGCCGGTCACTATCCCGACGGATCGCTACCCTTCGTGAAGACGGGCTCGACATCTTCTCGGAATGGTGCAAGGACCTGACAGGACAGCGCTACGTCCGCTATTACATCTCGGTGTAGGCGATGGAGAGTGACAGCGAGTTCCTATATCACGAACCATGCCCTGAGTGTGGTTCATCCGACGCCCTTGCGCGGTACACTGACGGCCACGGGAAGTGTTTCTCATGTGGGAAGTATTTCCATGCCGACGGCGACGCGCCCAAACCGAGGAGCACACATAAGATGGCGGGAGACTTGATCCCTGCGGGGGAAGCTGTGGCGCTACGCAAGCGGTGCCTGTCCGAAGAGACCTGTGCTAAGTGGGGGTACACAGTCGGGGATTTCGGAGGGGTGCCGGTCCAGGTGGCCGCCTACCGCAGTCCAGAGGGACACGTTGTCGCCCAGAAGATACGCTTCTCCAATAAAGAGATGAAGACCAGGGGGGACTTCAAGCAGGTCGGGCTGTATGGTCACATCTCTGGAGCGGCGGGGGTCAGAAAGTAGTAGTGACGGAAGGTGAGATTGATGCAATGTCAATGTCGCAGGTCCAGAACCACCGTTGGCCTGTCGTGTCCATCCCCAACGGAGCGCAGGGGGCGGCTAAGGCACTGACCAAGGCACTGGGATTTCTCCTCACCTTCGACGAGATCATCTTGATGTTCGACATGGACGAGGAGGGGATTAATGCAGCCTCTAAGTGCGCCCTCCTCTTCCCACCGGGCCGCTGCAAGATCGCCAAGCTGCCCCTCAAAGACCCCAACGAGATGTTGGTCGAGGGCAGGGCAAAGGAACTAGTCAGCGCAGTCTTTGAGGCCCAGGTCTTCCGCCCCGATGGCATAGTCACCGTCAGCGACGTTCGCGATAGGGTGCTGGCGCCTAAGCCAGTGGGCCTGCCGTGGTACTGCCCTGCGATGACAAGCATGACCTATGGCCGGCGGACGGGGGAAATCTACGCTCTAGGTGCTGGCACTGGTGTCGGCAAGACAGACTTCCTCACGGAGCAGATGCAATACGACATAGGAGTTCTCAATGAAAAGATCGGCGTCTTCGCTCTTGAACAGCATCCAGCAGAAACTGTCACCCGACTGGCAGGAAAAATGGTCAGTCTACGGCTCCATGTTCCTGATGCTGGATGGGAAGTCAGTGACTTGGTATCCGCCGTCGACCTACTTGAAGAAGCCGACGCCCTTAGAATGTACGACAGCTTCGGAGCCACAGACTGGGAGATAATACAGAACACTATCAGGCACTTAGCTCATGGTGATGGTATCCGCATCTTCTACCTCGACCACTTAACCGCCCTAGCTGCTGCTGAGGAGGACGAGCGGAAGGGACTGGAGAAGATCATGTCGGAGATGGGGAGCCTAGTTAAGGAGCTCGACATCATGATCATCCTTGTCAGCCACTTAGCCACACCTGATGGCAAGCCCCATGAAGAGGGCGGCCGTGTCATGATCAGGCACTTCAAAGGCAGCAGGGCGATCGGCTTCTGGTGTCACTTCATGTTTGGCATGGAGCGCGACCAACAGCATGACGACCCAATCCTTAGGCGCACCACCACCTTCCGCTGCCTCAAGGATCGCTTCACTGGTTCTGCTACTGGCGAAATATTTTTTCTACAATACGATCAAGCCTCGGGCCGTCTCAGCGAGACAGCCTACAACCCATTTGAAGAGGAAAGGGCACTACATGAGGGCGTCGATGACGAAGACAGTCCCTTCTAGGAGGGCGCCTGGGGCACTCAAGGTGTCCATCAAGGACGGTCTTCTGACCCTGAAAACCACAGAAGTGACACTGCAGCTGACTATGGACAACTGGCGGCTGCTCACTGAGACCATAGGAGACATGAAACAATGACTGTCGCAGAGACACAGCACGCAACGACATGCGCGATCATGACCAAGCTGATCGACAGGATGTACGCCGATCTTGTCAAGTCGCAGGGAGACCACAAGTCCTTACTGGCGCAGCACCGCGCCGCCCGGCAGGAGGTGACACACCACGCAGGCCTGGTCATCGCCCTACGTAAGCAGCTGGATGAATTGAGCACACAGTACGACACCCTGCTGGAGCACTGCGAAGAGGAGATATGGGAGGCCCGCAAGCCTCTGATAGCGGGGGACAGTGCGCCACCGCCACCAACGCCTTGCTGGACACCATCGACAGGGTCCCCTGCCTTGTTCGAAGTGCAGCCGTCGACTGCACCATACACTCTACCTTCAGTCGAATAAAACTTCACACAACGAACACTCAAGAGAGATATTGATATGGTTCGTATGGTATTTGACATCGAGACCAACGGCTTGCTGGACACCCTCGATAGTGTCCACTGCTTGGTCATCAAGGCTGTCGACGACGGCACCATCCACTCTACCTACAATGGCGGCTATAAGGACATCGACGACGGACTGGCCATACTCTCCAAGGCTACGGAGATCATCGGCCACAACATCCTAGGCTTCGATCTCCCTGCCCTCGAGGAGGTGTATGGGTGGAAGCCATCGCCTGGCACGAAGGTGACCGACACTATGGTACTGACCAGGCTGCTATGGCCCGACATCAAGAACAAGGATGCTAGGCGTATCAAACAGGGGAAGCTGCCTGGCAACATGCTCGGCCGCCACTCCCTCGAGGCGTTCGGCCACCGTCTGGGGCGCTGGAAGGGGGACTACGCCAAGATCATGAAGGACGCAGGCATCGACCCTTGGGCTGCATGGTCAGAGAAAATGCAGGAGTATTGTGAGCAGGACGTCGAAGTCACCCACGCCTTGTGGGAGGCTTGCATGGCACGAGCCAAGGCCTTCTCACAGGAGAGCCTCGATCTGGAGCATGCAGTCGCCAACATCATCATCCGGCAGGAGCGCAGGGGCTTTGCCTTCAATGAGTGCGCCGCTCAGCAACTCTACGCCGACCTAGTGGGGCGCCACAATGACTTAGCGCAGGAACTTAGGGACACCTTCGGGAGCTGGACAGTCAAGACACCTTTCCTCCCCAAGCGGGACAATAAGACCCTAGGCTATAAGAAGGGCGTCCTGACCCATAAGATCAAAGAGATTGAGTTCAATCCAGATAGTCGCCACCACATCGCCAATAGGCTCAAAGTTATGTGTGGCTGGAAGCCCAAAGTGTTCACCCCTGGGGGAGAGCCGAAGGTGGACGACAAGGTGCTGACTACGATCGACTACCCTGAGGCCCAGGGGATCGCTGAGTACCTAATGCTAACGAAGCGCATCGCCATGCTGAGGGACGGCAGCCAGGGCCTGCTGCGGAAGGTGAAGAACGGCCGCATCCATGGCCGTGTCAATCCCAATGGAGCAGTCACCGGCCGTATGACACACAGCTCCCCTAACATCAACATCCCTTCCAATACTGCCCCTTACGGGGTGGAGTGTCGGGCGCTGTTCGAGAGCGGGGAGGGTTACAAACTGGTGGGCGCAGATGCCGACGCACTAGAACTATGCTGCTTAGCGGGCTATATGGCGAGGCACGACGAAGGCGCTTACATCAAGGTAGTCTTGGAAGGCAATAAGGCTGATGGCACTGACATCCATTCCGTCAATGCCCGTGCTCTGGGGCTGGGGGCCACATCAGAGTACACTGTCGACGGCCGCACACTTACAGGGCGGGACATCGCGAAGACGTGGTTCTACGCCTTCATCTACGGTGCTGGTGATAGTAAGCTGCGGGACATCCTAGGGAAGGAACAGGCTAAGCGCCTGCAGGGCTCAGGCCGCAAGGTCTTCCTAACTAACCTGCCAGCCTTGAAGGTGCTGATTGAACAGTGCAAGGACAAGGCTAAGAACTACGGCGCTCTGCGGGGGCTCGACGGCCGGCGGCTCTATGTCCGTCACCTTCATGCCTCCCTGAATACGCTACTGCAGGGGGCTGGGGCGATCATCATGAAGAAAGCACTGGTGATCCTGGACGAGGACCTACAGGAGCGGGGGCTGGTCGCTGGTGAGGAATATGAGTTCGTCGCCAACGTCCATGATGAATGGCAGATTGAAGTGCGTCCATCTTGGACATCAACAGTCGGGCCGATGGCCGCCGACGCAATCAGAAAGGCTGGCGAGAGTTATGAGTTCCAGTGCCCCTTGTCGGGGTCGTACAAAGTCGGAGAGAATTGGTCGGAGACACACTAATGTCTAAGGAAATTCGGAAGACAACAGGAGAGGGCCACATCTATGTCATCACAAACCCGGCTTGGCCTGGGTACTGCAAAGTTGGGCGTTCGCTTGGGGTTACTGAACGCCTTAGGACATATCAGACAGCGTCACCCCATCGAGATTACACCCTCGAGTTCACCCGAAGGTTCGCTGATGTACACGCCGCAGAGCGCAGGATCAGAGCCGTCCTCCCAGCCTTCAAAGCCAAGGGAGAGTGGCACCACATCTCGGTCATCGCCGCTATCTCACTACTCCACAGCCTCCCTTCTACGTGAGCGCTATGGTATCGCCAACGTATTTCAACAGGAGCATGAGAATGATTAACCTAATAATCGCCACCGCCATAATGCTGTGCCTGGGTGCCGTTGGGTACCTTATCATCTGGCTGGCCGCGGGGGTATGACAATGAAGACACTGCTACTGATCGACGCCGATATGTACGTCTATCAGGTGGCTGCTGCTGGGCAGACGGACGTAGAGTTTGATGGCGTCCCAATGTCCACCAGCGATTTCACCACCTGCCTGACCAACTTCGACTACTTAATCGACGATGTCATGGAGAAGATGGAAGCCGACCAGTTCATCCTTGCACTCAGCGACCCTAAGGGTGGCAACTTCCGCAAGGGTGTCCTGCCTACCTACAAGCATGGGCGGGTGGGCCTTACAAGCCCGCTGGTACGCCGGCAGATGGAAGAGTACCTGATCGAGAGGCGGGGCGCCAAGACCAAGCCAGGCCTCGAGGGTGACGACATCCTAGGCATCTGGTCAACTGGTAGCATGTACCCAGGCTTCCACAAGATCGTGGTCAGTGGCGATAAGGACATGAAGACCACAGTCCCTGGCTTCCATTGGAATCCACGCTCTGACAAGCCAGACGTCGTCACCTTCGTCAGCGAACAGGCAGCAAACTACGGGCACATGTACCAGACCCTTACAGGTGACTATGTCGATGGTTATACAGGCATCCCAGGCATCGGCCCGAAGAAAGCTGAGAAGATACTGGCTGACTACAAGGACATGCCCGACAGCAAACCTATGCGCCTCTTGATGTGGCGTGATGTAGTCCGCGCCTACGTCAGCAAGGGCCTCGAGCCTGAGGATGCCCTAGTCCAGGCACGCTGCGCCCGCATCCTCCGCGCTGAGGACTACGACTTCACCAAAAAAAGACCCATACTGTGGAGCCCACCACGATGAAACACGGATATG